GGGTTGTTGGCTGCGAACTGGTGCGATCAATGGCGTGCGTCTGGATTGGAGACAATGGAAAAGCAGGGTGACGCAATGCTGGTTGCTGATGCGTATGCAATAGCAGATGCCATGTTGAAGCATCGATCTAAATAAAGGAGGCGGTATGGCTGGGCCGAAGAAGATTGGTGAGAAGTTGCCCAGCCTGAATGGTTGGGGTGGGGTGAGGAGTGTGCAGCGCAGGCTTGAGCGGTCGGCGACGATTGTGCAGAACCGGGAGGCGGTGGCGTATCAGTTGTTGGCGATGGCGAACATGAAGATCACGGACATTATGGATTGGGATGATGAGGGCAATGTCCGGGTGAAGGCGGCGAGTCGGATACCGCAGCACGCGTTGTATGCGATCAAGAACGTGAAGGTGACGAAGAACAAGGATGGGAGTCAGACGTTGGAGCTGGAGCTCTTCGACAAGGTTCAGGTGTTGCGTCTGTTGGCGAAGGCGAGTGGGTTGTTGGATGCGCCGGAGGACAACGAGAAGCCGAGCGTGATTGACGTGAATGTGGTGGCACCCAGGGGAGAGGGATGAGTGTGTGTTCGGAGTGTGGAAGCTGGAAGTCGAAGGTCAAGGAATCCAGAAGGGATACGAGATTCGGATGGAAGTGGAGGCTGAGGGACTGTTTGGACTGTGGGCATCGGTGGAGTACCTACGAATGCCCGGCAGAGGGGATGACAGTAGACGGGGACGGGGATCCCAATGGGAGGTTGGAGCGATGATTAGACCGACTGGGTTCGAGGTTGGAACAGGCACTGGTATTGCACTGGATATCTGCTTTGAGGATGAGACACTGATAGATGAGGATCCGTTTTTTAAGATCGAGCAGGACGGTGAGAGCATCGTTGTCACGCTCGAGTGTCTGCGTGATCTGGTGATGGCCGCTGAGCAGCTGATGGCAGGAAGGAAGCGATGAGAATCAAAACTTGGCCGCAGCGGTGCGAAGAGCATCCAGATCACAACGGCATCGTGACTGAGCGGATGATCCAGGCTCGGATGCAGGAAGAGATTGACGATCTACGCGCTGCAATCGAGCAGGCTGAGCCGAATGCCCGTGCGCATCACAAAATGATGATTGCGATGATGCAGGTGCATTGGCATCGCATCGACCCGCAATGGAAAAACGACCCCGAGCTTTGCCATGCTTTTGGGTATCAAGCCGGATTCAATGACGCAGTAGCTCGAAGGGTAGAGCTCCGCGCAAGCGGGAGTGGTGCAGGGTTCGAATCCCTGCCTGCGTCACCTCACAAGATGACGGAGAAGAACACATGATTGACTACTCTGAAGGATGTACCGAGATGAAGCGCCTTGCTGACGCGATCTGGCAGGCCGTGATCGATCACCGCTACGCAGAGGCGCGTGAGCTCTGCAACGAGGTAGTGGTGATGGCGAGACTCACCAAGGCCCAGATCGCTGCACAGACGAGGCCAGAGTGAAGACGAAGCAGGTTTCAGATAAGAGCGTGCCGGTCACGGGGCTGAAGCTCGACTTCAGCGAATCCCCAACCATCTTCGACTTCATCTCGAACAAGGGCTTCGTCCAGGGCATCATGGGGCCGGTGGGCTCTGGGAAGTCTTACGGGTGCGCTGCACGCATCTTCATCCAGGCCGTCAAACAGAAGCCCTCCCCCATCGACAACATCCGCTATACGCGATGGGCCGTGGTCAGAAACAGCTACCCCATGCTGAAGACCACAACCATCAAGACCTGGCTGGATCTGTTCCCCGAGAACGTCTGGGGGCCGATGCTGTGGACGCCGCCGATCACGCACCACCTGCGCCTGCCGGCGCGGGGAGATGCGGCCGGTATCGACTGCGAGGTCATCTTCCTGGCGCTCGACCAGCCCAAGGACGTGCGCAAGCTGCTCTCGCTCGAGCTCACCGGCGCCTGGGTGAACGAAGCACGCGAGCTGCCGAAGGCGGTGATCGACGGCCTGACGCACCGGGTCGGGCGGTATCCGACCAAGCGCGACGGGTCGCCGACCTGGTACGGCATCTGGATGGACACGAACTCGATGGACGACGACCACTGGTGGCACCGGGTGGCCGTCAAGGATCCCATCAAGGGCAAGTTCGCCTGGAAGTTCTACGACCAGCCGGGCGGTGTGGTGGAGGTGCCGGCCGAACGGTTGCCGGAGTTCCCCGAGGCGAACGGATGCATCTTCAGCGCCGGCAAGTGGTGGATGGTCAACCCCAAGGCCGAGAACCTCAACAACCTGCCGTCTGGGTACTACGAGCAGATGCTGGGCGGGAAGTCGCTGGATTGGATTCATTGCTACGCAGGCAACAAGTACGTCTACGTTCAAGAGGGCCGGCCGGTCTGGCCCGAGTACGACGACATCACGATGTCGGCCGAGGGGCTCACTGCTGACCCGCAGGTGCCCATCCAGGTCGGCCTGGACTTCGGTCTGACGCCGGCCGCGGTGATCGGCCAGAAGCTGCCCAACGGGCGCTGGCAGATCCTGCATGAAATCGTCACGTTCGACATGGGCCTGCAGCGGTTTGGCGAGCTGCTGCTCTCCGAGCTCAACGCCCGCTACCCGCGCCACCAGATCATGCTCTGGGGTGACCCGGCAGGTATGGCGCGGGACGCGATCTACGAGGTGACCGCGTTCGACTACCTGCGCACGCTGGGGCTCAAGGCGCAGCCGACCGCGTCGAACGACTTCAAGGTCCGGCGCGAGGCAAGCGCGGCGCCGATGCAGCGGCTCATCCAGGGCAAGCCCGGCCTGCTCGTCGACCGCAGCTGCAAGCTGGTGCGCAAGTCCCTGTCGGGCGGGTATCACTTCAAGCGGGTGTCGGTCGGCGCCGGGCAGGAGCGGTTCCGCGACGCGCCGAACAAGAACGAACACTCGCACGTCGGCGACGCCTTCGGCTACCTGCTGCTCGGCGGCGGCGAGTACAAGCGCATGACCCGCATCGACGGATACAACCACGGCCCGAACCTCTCGCCGGTCATTGCCAAGGCCGATTTTGATGTTTTTGATATCTGACCGATATCGAACGCTTGCATTGCGCGTTTCCGCCGTACAACACTCAACGGCATGGACGTTCTGTACACGGTGGAGACATTCGACACTTTGACGTTGGACGACGTCAGGGAGATGTCTTTGCTGTGGGCCGGCCACTGGCAAGAGGCTGGTGTCGATCCGAAGCGGTATGCGTTCAAGCCTTCTGTGCGCACCTACCTGCGCCTACTGCGCGACGAGAAGCTGCACCTGGTGCTGGCTCGTTGCGAAGAGCGCATCGTTGGGTACTTCGTAGGGCTGATTGCGCATCACCTGCACGCCGGCAGCACGCTAGCCTGCCACGCGGATCACTTCTACCTCGAGCCAACCGCGAGGCGCGGCCTCGAGGGCTTACGTCTGGTGCGGTTCGCGGAGCAGTCTCTGCGCGACCGCGGGGTCAAGGTCGTCATGGCTGGTGTGCCGAAGCGCGGCGAGGTGTGGCGGCTGATGAAGTGGATGGGCTGGGACGAGCACGAGGTCGTCTACGCCAAGCACCTGGGGGATTGACATGGGGGCAGCAGCACCAATCATCGGGGCGGTCATCGGCGCGGGTGCGTCGATCTACTCGGCCAGCCGCAATGCACGCGAGGCCAGAGCGGCCCGTCAACAGGCCGAGCAGGAGGCCATGCAGGCGCGTGAAATCGCTCAGCAGCAAGCCACTCTTGCCCGCCAAGAGTTCGAGCAGCAGCAGCAGTTCTACGCGCAGCAGGCTGAGGCGCAGCAACGCGAGTTCGAGCTGCAGCAACAGGCTTTTGCAGCACAGGAAGCGGCGCGCCAGCAGCAGCTCGAGCAGGTGCGAGTACAGACCGACGCGATGCAGCGCGACTTCACGCAGCAGGAAAGCTTCTTCCGCTCGCAACAGGACTATTTCAACCAGCAGGTCACCCTGCAAGAGCAGGCCGTCGCCGCGCAGCGCATCCAGGCTGAGGCGGCTCGCCTTGCCCTTGAGCAGCAGTCGCGGCAGTACCTTGAGCAGCGCGCCGAGCTGGAGGCGAGGGCGCGTGAGCAGGCTGATGCGCTGGCTGCAGAGCGCCAGCGAGTGTCTGAGGAAGAGTCGGCTCGAGCCCGTGCCCGCCGTCGCAGTGGGCCTGGCTCGCTGCTGTCTGATGCTCGCCTAAATCCTGAGATGGGCGTGCTGGGCCAAGGCACGACGTTGGGCAATGGCATGGGCGTCACGGGCTGACGATGGCCACCACGCGGAACCGCAGGAAGCAGAGGCTCGACCAGAACCTGGTCCGCTACCAGACTGCGCTTGCTGATGCGCAGGCTCGGTACGAGGCGGTTGTGACGCCGAAGCGCGAGCAGTACGAGCGGGACGTGGCCGCGTACGACCAGACCG